CCAATATTGAGAAGCGCTGGGTTGAGGAGCACAATTATGTCCGTGCCTCTGAGCAGCCTGACATCAAAGCCAAGCACGATATGTACAAGACGCATGGCTATGACACCACCAAGGAGGTCGTATGCGTCGAGCACTAATCCTGATGGCGCTCTGTTCGGTAGCGCACGCACAGCAACCGATGTCTTTGTGGGAGGGTGGCACGAGTGTGCTGTCACCTACACCACAGCAGCGTGAGCAGTCGTGGCCCTCGCTTGTGCCAGCCACCGTGACGCAGACTCCAATAGACGGGCTCAAGTTATTCAATGACCCGCAGACTGGGCGCTACGGTAGCGTGCAAGACATTGGCAATGGGCAAAGCCTTGTGAACACACAAGGCGCAGAGAACACCCTGCGTCTGTGCCAGTACACAGGCAATGGACAAACAGTTTGTAATTGAGGCGAGATATGGAACGTAAATTTTGCACAGCCTGTCAGACGCATAGGCTAGTTACTGAGGGCAGCAAGGTAATCGACCACAAGACTACACGCAGGTGGCGCTGCGCACAGTGTGAGCTCAATGCAAAGACACGGCAGCATGATAAGGAGAACAAGGCATGATCCATTATCACGGGTTGCCAATAACACCTGCGACTGCGGCAATTAAAGCCGTTGAAGCAGGACACGCATTTGTTAGCTTTGCACATCCAGATCAATTAGGGATAGCTGCTGAAGTATGTCAGTCTTTTGCAATAGATAACGGTGCTTTTAGCGCATGGCGTTCTGGCAACCCAATTACTGATTGGTCGGGCTTTTACGATTGGGCTACTAATTGCAAGTTAATACCCTCTTGCGATTTTGCTGTTATTCCAGACGTAATTGATGGTACAGAAGCAGATAACGATGCTTTGCTTGCTGAATTTCCTTTGCCCGTATGGTTTGGCGCACCTGTATGGCATTTGCATGAATCGTATAACCGATTGCAAAAGTTAGCAGCAGATTATCCAAGAGTTTGTTTTGGCAGTTCTGGACAATATGCAAACATTGGTACAACAGAATGGTGGGTTCGTATGTCTGGTGCAATGCGGTCTATTTGCGACAAAGAGGGCAGACCATTAACAAAAATACATGGACTACGTATGTTAAACCCTGCCGTTTTTACAAAATTTCCATTTGCAAGTGCAGATTCTACAAACATTGGAAGAAATGTTGGCATAGATAAAAGTTGGAAAGGCAACTATATGCCACCAACTAAAGAGGCTAGGGCAATGGTTATGAGATCAAGAATTGAAGCTCATAACTCGCCCACAACATGGTCGTTTAACGTGCCAGAAAACAATCAAGGAATATTATTATGTTGATAGCAATAATTGCTTATGCCTTTGCCATAACAGCGGCTAACTTGTTGATTGTTAAGTTTGGTGTATGGATGTCACCAATCAATTCTTTTTTCTTAATTGGATTAACTTTAGTTTTACGAGATTGGTTGCACGTTAGATTAAAAGCGTGGCAAATGGCTTTGTTAATAACGGCATCAGGTGGCATTACTTATTTGTTAAACCCTGCGGCAGCACAAATTGCAATTGCGTCATCTTTGGCTTTTACATTTGCGGCACTTGTTGATTGGGCAGTATTTGTCAAAACACCTGGAACGTGGTTTAAGCGTTCCAATGTGTCAAACGTAGCGGGGGCGGCTGTTGATTCGGTTGCATTTCCTACAATTGCTTTTGGGGTTCTTATGCCAGAAATTGTATTGGCGCAATTTGCATCAAAAATTGTAGGTGGTTTTATTTGGTCTGCTTTGTTAAAGGAGCGCAACACATGAGCATCGAAGCAATGAAGCAAGCGCTGGATGCGTTGGAAGAACTGATGCCAACTGGCACAGCAACCCTGCACTTGCGTGAAAACGCCATCGCCACACTACGCCAAGCCATAGCTGAGGCTGAGAAAGAAGCCACCCTGCAAGAGATCAGCGACATCGGGCAGGAAATTGAATGGGACACATCCGACATGGCGTATCGGTCTGGTGGGTTGAGTGTTGAGCAAGCAGAGAAGCAAGAGAAACTTTGCAAATATTGCGGGGGTATAGGACGGGTGGTGTGTGATTGTAGGTGTATGCCTGAGCAAGAGCCTGTGGCGTGGGTTAGTGATGTTGATTTTGTAGAAGGGCAGTTTGTTGAAGGCAGAGCAAGGCGTGTTTGGTGGGAATGTAATACGGGTGTCGGTCAACCACTCTACACCGCACTACCCAAGCGTGAATGGGTATCGCTGACGGATGATGAAGTGCATGAAGCGGCGATTAAATGCGTTAAGTCTGGTCAATCAGTTGATGCCGCAATTCGTGCCATCGAAGCCAAACTAAAGGAGCGCAACAATGGATGACCAATTAGACTTTTTTGTTACTGCACAACAGCAGCCGTTAGTTGATGAAATTAAACGATTGTCTGAATTAAACCGCTTGTTAATAACTTTGGCACAAGAACTGGGTGCTGCAAATGACGTAGCTGAATGGGACGATGCTTGGAATCGGTTAGCAAAAGTCATTATTGCTGAGAAAAACAAATGAAATCTAGAGACTTAAACCTGACTGGCGCTGTCCAGATCAAGGTGTACACAGCACTTGAACAGCTTGGTGCGGCGACTGCTAAAGATATTGCTGCTCACGCAGGGCTAACCGAGTTGCAAGTGGTCGGTGCAGTGGATCGCTTCATAGAAATAGAGCGTGCCTATGTGATGGAGTGGAGGGTAGCTAGTGGTCGCAGCGCTGCTCGTGTATTTAAACTAGGTAGAGGAGCCAACGCACCACGAGTTCAGTCAAACAAGGTGGAGGCCAGAACACCAAAAGGAGATATGCACTTGCTAGATTACAGGCAGCAGCACTTAGAGCACCAAAAATTTATGCAGAATTTTAAGCCGCACCCTGACGTGGCAGCAGCTTGGTTACTTAACCCAATACAAGGAGAGTCAGCATGACGGAAGAAGAACACTTTGACATGATGCAGAAACAGCAAGAGCGCACAGAGACAGAGAAGCGTGCAGCAGATGAGGCGGATCGGTTTGTCAATGCGCACACACCTGCCATGCTGTCTACTATGTCGCTGCGCAGAGCCTTTGAAATAGGCTATCGCTATGGGTGGCTAGACTATCCCATCAAGAAGTAAACCTACACAGGCATGGACGCAACAACGCTTGCGTACTTAGCCTGGCGGTCATCTAACCCGTGTGTCCCGCCATTAATGCGCTTTGTCATGCCGACAATATCCTTGGCATCGGCAAGCGCATTGAGTCCATTGGTTGACCAGAACCAACCTGCCGACAGCGCTGCGAGTGTGGGCTCGGCAACAAGCTCAGGATTCTCAACGGCATCTACGCCTGTAGCAGCAGCGAAGCGGGTGTAATTTTCTTTACCAGTCAATTGAATAAGACCTCGACCACGGTACTTCCAACCCTCGCCAGACAACTCGTCGCCGTTACCCATGCGTGAGGAGTATGCCTTGTTGGCAATCTTCTCTGGGTTGCGTGCGTACTCTTGGCAGTTCCCTGCGTTAAACCGTGAAGGCCAGACTCGGCACAAGGCTTCGGCAGAGTAATTGAGGTTCTCACTAGTGGCTGTAAAGCCTGCTGACTCATGCGCCAACTGGCTCAAGAAACCAGCGATCCGATCAGGCGTGTTGATCTCAAACTGTTCGGCTGTGGCGTTCAATGCGTCGAGCCATTTGTCTGCCATCGCTGGCGTTGTAACTGCGAGTAGGTTTTCACGGGTAATCATTTAGAACGCTCCATATTAAGTTTGATCCACTTCTGTAATGCGACTAGCTTGGCAGTCTCTTCAGCACAAAGCCCAACAATGGCAGGGTCGTCGGCGGTTCCATTAATGCTGGAGGTGGGCTTGGGAACGGTGGACACTTGACCGCTACTGGTACTACACTGCTGCACCCGACCAGCATACTGACGGCGCAGAGCAGCAATCCTAGTCTCATACTCATCTTTAACCCCTTCAGTAATCACTTCTGCAATCTCAACAGCGCTTTTGTTTGCAGCCTCTTGCGCCTCGCCAACAGCCTTGACCTCAGCGACAAACAGCAGGTGCTTGTCACGCATTGTTGAATATCCCTGCCAGTAGGCAATGCCCAGGGCAATCACGACAGCAGCAATCTTTGCGTACAGAAGCATTACTTTCCCTTGACCAACATATCGGCAACGATGGTCATAATTGAACGAGCGTGTTCAAGGTCTGGTTCAGCCGCCCACCCCGCTGTTATCTGGCCTACAAATTGTTCCTTCGCTGATGGTGCGCTTACTCTGCAAGTGTAATGCACACCTTGGCTGAGATAGAACAGACCAGCAACAG